GTTATTATAATTCTAATAATGAATGGATACCTGGAGAATTTATAAGTGTCCCTCCTTCTTGGCAAGAATTTAATGGTGTTTTATTACCACATGGTTGGGGAGGTGATAGAGTTAGTTTACATAAAATAATTAAATGGAGATATGCAGAATGATAAAGTTTATAGGTAATGATGAATTATATGAAAGTACTTTATATATAAAATCTGATTTAAATGAATGTTTAGAATGGTTAAACACTTTAGAAGAGGTAAATTTAGATACTGAAACTGAAGGAATGTTTAACCATTTTAATAAAATAATTATGTTACAATTAAATTGGGATAATATAAGTTATGTTATTGATACTAGATACATAAATATTAAAGCTTTAAAAAGATTAGAAGATATATTAGTTGTAGGACAAAATCTTAAATTTGATTATAAGTTTTTAAAATTTCATGGTATAGAATTAAATAAAATTTATGATACTTTTTTAGCTGAATGTTGTTTAACTAATGGTTTAAAAAATAGAGAGTTATCTTTAGATAAATTAGCTAAAAAATATACTACAAAAGTTTTAGATAAATCTGTTAGGAATCAATTTGTTAATTTAAAAGGAAATCCTTTTACTGAAAAACAGATAGTTTATGGTGTTGGAGATGTCGAGTGCTTAACTGAAATAAAGACTAAACAATTAGAACAATTAAAAGAACAAGATTTATTAAATTGGTTTAATAATGAATGTGATGCTTGTTTAGCTTTAGCTGATATAGAATATAATGGTATAGGTTTAGATAAAGAAAAATGGTTAGAATTAGCAAAAACAGCTAAGAATAATACTATTTTATATACTAATGAATTAGATGAATTTGTTAGAACTAATAAAAATTTAAAAGAATTTGTAGCTAAATATGTACAAAGTAGTTTATTTGAAGAAGTTAAAACTAGAGATATTAATATTAAATGGTCTAGCCCTTTACAAGTAGAACAAGTATTTAAAAAATTAAATATAACTTTAGATGAAGGAGTAGGAGAAAGATTTTTAACAAAATATCAAACTGAATTTCCTATTATTAAAAAGTATATTGATTATAAAAAACAAGCTAAATTAGTTACTACTTACGGTAAAAAATTTCTAAATTATGTAAATACTCATACTCAAAAGGTACATACTTCTTTTTGGCAAATAAAAGATACTTCTAGAGTTAGTAGTGGTAGTAAAAAAGAGAACACTCCTAATATGCAAAATATTCCTGCTAATAACTATTATAGAAATTGTTTTATACCTTCAAAAGGTAAAAAAATAGTTAGTTGTGATTTTAGTGGGCAAGAATTAAGATTAACTGCTTTTGCTTCAGGAGAAAAACTTTGGATAAATGCTTTTAAAAATAATGAGGATTTACATTCTAATGTAGCTGCTATGGTTTTTAAAGTACCTTTAGAAAATGTAAGAGATAAACCAAGTTTTTTAAGAGGTAAATCTTATAGAGATGCTGCAAAAACTGTTAACTTTGGTTTAGTATATGGTATGTCTAAATTTAAATTAGCTGATACTTTAAATATTCCAGTAGAAGAAGCAGATAATATTATTAAAAATTATTTTAAAGCTACTCCTGATTTAAATAATTGGTTAAAACAAATGAGAATTTTTGGTACAACTAAAGGTTATATTAGAAGTTATTCTCCTTATAGAATTAAAAGATTATTTCCTAAATGGAAAGAACATTTAGATTTTAAAGATAAAGGAGAAATAGAAAGAGCTTCTATGAATACTCCAATACAGGCTGAACAACGCTGGCCTGTCTAAATCCTTTTAACTGCTGGAAGCCTGAAATGGTAATCAGCAACCAAGTATAATAGTAATATTATAAAGGTTCAGAGACTACAAAAAGTAATCCTTTATAGGAAGAAATTTGCACGAAATAAGGATATTATTTGTATAATTAAAAATTATTCGTATATTTGCTCTAATATTAAAACTAGAGCTTCTTGAAAAATTTTCAAAAAACATAATAAATTACATAAATAATAATGATATAGTCCGACCTATAGAAAATAAGAAATCTATAGAATCTAAAGATAAAGAGCTTTAGAGATAACAAAGAGAGTGGAGGACAAATGTGTAAAAGAGCTTTAGTTTTAGTAAGAGATTATATAAAACTACATAAACTATCTGATAGAGTTAAAATAATTATGACTGTTCATGATCAAATAGATTGTGAAGTTGATGAAAATTATGCTGAAGAATGGTCATTAATTCAAAAAAAATTAATGGAAGAAGCAGGTAGAGAAATTATAACTAACACAGATATTCCAGTATTATCTGAAATAACTATATCAAATTGTTGGACAAAATAAAATAACTATGAATTATCAAGACTTAACAAAAGAACAAGTACAAGAATTAAAAGTTTTATTAGAAAATGCTGAAAGAACTGAAGCTGATAGTATTATATTTGGAGGAGTAGAATTAGATTTAGAATATGCTAATTTATTATATGCTATATGTATAAATGATGAACAAGAGAAGTCAAATACAACAGGAAGCTAGTCAATGTATTTTAGATAATAAAGATGGTATAATATTTTGTAGTTTGAGGTTGGGTAAAACTAGAATAGCTTTAATGGCTATAGAAAAAGATGATAAAATATTAATTTGTTATCCTAATGTAGCTATTAAAGATTCTTGGAAAGATGAATTAACTAAATATACTCCAGAATCAACTAATATTACTTATACAACTAAAGATAGTTTAAAGAAATTTAAAGGTCAATATTTTGATTATATAATAATTGATGAACCTCAACTTTTAAGTATAAGTCAATTAAATAGTTTAAAAACTATTACCTACAAAAAAAGAGTAGCTTTAAGTGGTACTTTAAATCCTAGAACTATTAAAAGATTAGAAGAAAAAGTAGGATTAAAAATTATATTTTCTTATGATATTAATCAAGCTATATTAGATGGTATTGTTAAAGATTATGAAGTTAATATAGTATTTGAAGACTTAAATAATGTAATTAAATCTGGTATTTATAAAAAATTTAAAGTTAATAGAACTGGTACTGAAAAAGAAATTTATGATAGTTATACAACTACTATGAATTACTTTTCTCAAAGATATGAAGAAACTGGAGATATTAGATTTAACTTAGGTTATAAGAAATATATGGGTTTAAGAACTAATTTTCTTTATAATAGCTTTACCTTATTAAATTTAGCTAAAAAATTAGTTACTGAATATAAAGATGAAAAGTGTTTAATTTATACTATGAGAACCGATATTGCTGATATGTTAAGTAAAAATAGTTTTCATTCTAAAAATAAATCTAAATTATTAGATGAATTTAAAGAATCTACAACTGGACATTTATCTACTGTGAATTGTGTTCAAGCTGGTGTTTCTATTCATAATTTAAATAAAGTTATATTTCATTCAGTAGAATCAAATGAAGAAAAACTTTATCAAAAATTAGGTAGAAGTTTATTACATAGATATAAAGGAGAAAAAGCTCAAATCTTTATTTGTTGTCTTAAAGATACTCAAATGGAAACTTGGATTAAAAGAGCTACTAAATCTTTAAATCAAGATAAAATTAAGTATATTTATAAAAATAAATCTTATAATAAGTTAGAATGGATTAAATTTAATAATCCTGGTAAAGTATTATATTTATATAATGATAGTCTTTGTTATAAAAAAGAAGATTTATATTATTTTATAGATAACCCTTATACTGGTTATTCATTGAATCAAGAAAAATTAATATTAATAAACTAAAATATGAATATTCGTTTAAAAAGAAAGATTAAAAGAATTATAGGATTACATAAAGTAGTTAAAGTAGAAGAACCTTTACCTTCAAGATATTTTAATAAAGAAGCTTTTGATAAAATGGATGCACAATTACAATGGGATACTATAGATAATTATTTAACTTTAAAAAATATAGGAGGAATATGATAGAATATATATTATTTATAATAATAATATTTTTAATTGGCAGATTAATTTGTTATTTTAATGATACACATAGTTTTAAATATATTAATGATAATAAATCAATTAGATTTGAATTTATTAGAACTGTTTATAAAACTGATTTATCAACAGGTTTTGATAATAAAATAGATTATTTAGAAAAAATTATATTATGGCAGAAATAAAATTAAAAAACGTAAAAATTAAAACTAATTATAAATGTTTAATTTGTTTTGATACTGGAGAATATTTTAATGGTAAAGAATATGTAAAATGTACTCATGAAAAACCTAATAATTTAGGATTAACTCAAGATGAAAAAATTAATGAATATTTAGAAAATGAAGAAGAGGAGGATATATGAAAATATGTTATGTAGAAAATAAAAATGGTAAATTATTTAGTTTTGATAGACATGATTATAAAGAAAATACTGATGATGAAGGTAATTTTATAATGATTGATGGAGGATTTGATTATAATAGATATTCAGGAACTTTAAAAGAAGATAATATTAAAGATTTAATGTCTGATATTAGAAATCAATTTACTTGGAGACAAAATTATGATGTAAATAATAATAAATTACCTAAAACTGAATATAAATTATTCAAAGATTTATCTACAAGTCATATTTCTAGTATTGTTAAATATTTTATTGAAAAATTAAAACCTGAATCTGTAATATCTAAAGAATGGTTATCTATACATCTTATATTTTGTTATGAACTTGAAAATAGATTAAAATCATGAAAATACAAATAGATACAGATGTTTTACTTAAAAATGATATTACATTAGATGAATATTTTATACTTTATTGTATATATAATAAAGAATATAATTTATTATTTTTAGTATATAATTGTTCAGAATCTGTTAATTTATTAAATGATTTACTTAAAGGATTAGAAATAAAACAATTTTTAAAAAATACTAAAGGTATTGTAAATCAAATTGGAGATTTAACTTTAGTATATTTAAAAGCTAAAGGTAATGATTTATTTGAAGAAGATTTAGATAATCCTGAAAAATTATTTTTACAATTTTGGAATTTATATCCTTTAAAAGTACCTGATGGTAAAGGTTCTCATAGAGTATTAAGATCTAAAGATTCTGAAACTAAACAAGCTAATGAATTAAAGAAAAAATATTTTATATTAATTAAACAAGCAGGTACTCATACTAAAATAATTAAAGGTTTAACTGGATATTTAAGTAATATGAGAAATAAAATGCAATTTGTTGTAGGTATTGAAGTATTTATAAATCAAGCTTTATGGGAGAAGTATTTAGATGAAGATATAGTTGATAATAATACTGAAAGATATGAAGCTATATAATGAGTAAACTTAGAGAAAGAATTAAAGAAGGTTTAGCAGGTAAATTTCAAGGATTAGCTAATGGATTTAAAAGATTAAATAATTTTATATTCGGTGTTCAAAGAGGAGTTTATATTTTATTAGGTGGTCAATCAGGTACTTTTAAAACTACTTTAGTAGATTTTATGGCTTTAAATGCTATGGAAGATGCTGAAGCTAAAAAAATTAAATTACACTTATTTTATTATTCTTATGAAATAGAAGAATATTCTAAAAAAATGAATTGGTTAAGTGTTTTAATTTATAAAAAATATGGTATAATAATACCTCCTGAAAAAATTAAAGGTTTAGGTGATAATAGATTAAATATAAAAGAACAAGAATTAGTTGATTCAGAAATTGATTATATAGATAATTTATTTACTAAAATTAACTTTAGATTTAAACCAACTAATCCCACTGGTATTTATAATGAATTATGGAAACATTTTGAATCTATTGGTAAATTTGAATATGAACCTTATATAGATAAAAATGGTAATAAAAAACAAAAAATAGTTAGATATATACATAATGATCCTGATAGTTATACTTTAGTTATATTAGACCATTTATTATTATTACTTAAAGAAAGAGGTTTTACTGATAAAGAAGTAATAGATAAAATGTCAGAATATATGGTAGAACTTAGAAATTTATTTGGGTGTAGTGCTATTTTTATTTCTCAATTTAATGATGGTTTAAGTACTGTAGATAGAGCTAAATTTAAAGGTATAGATTTATCACCTCAAATGACAGATTTCAAATCAACTAGAAATCCTTATGCCGATGCTTGTGTAGTTTTAGGAACTATGTGTCCTTATAAGCTTGATATGGATTTATGTTTAGGTTATGACATTAAAAAACTTAAAAGTAATATGTTAATGCTTAAAATATTAAAAAATAGATTATCATCAGATAGTGTAAGTATTGGATTATATGTAAATTCTAAAGCTGGTAGTTTTGAAGAATTACCAAAAGCTAAAGAAATGACAACAAAAGATTATGAAAAATATATAAATAAATAAATATGGATCAAGAACAAAAAAGTAAAGAAAAAATTAATTTATTACTAAATGTAATAAATGCAACAATTAAATTACCTAAATATACAGAGGTAATAGAGAATAAACAAAAAGTAAATAAAATTACCGGTAGTTTTGAAATTAGTTTAATTCAACAGGATTCTATTATAGTTTTAAGAGATACAATTCTGAATGAATTATGTATTCTTTATCCTCATTTAGCTCCTAAAACAGAAGAACCTCAAGTAACAGAAAATCCTGCTCAAATTCCAATAGAATTTAAAGAAGAAGAAACTAAAACTAATGACTAGAGTAAGTTCTACAGTTTTTAAATTTGCTTATAAATATAAAGCTGTATCTCTTAATGATTCAATGCTTGATTATGATATACAGCGTAGTGTTTATAATGGAGTTATGCAAGATTTAGGAAATGAATATTATCATAAATCTATGCTTGGTAATTCTTTTAATTCAAATATTGGAAATAGACCAACTTATATTCCTGTATTAGTTATAATAGATAGAGAAATTATACAACAAACTGAACACCCTACTGGTGCTCAATTAGCAGAACCTATTAAAAAACAAAATAATAAATTATTATTAATATGAATTTATATCAAGAATTATTAAGTAAAGGTAAAGAAGCTATAGCAGCTTTAGAATTACCTTTTAAAGTAAAAAAAGAAAAAAAGAATCTTGAAATGAAGATTCTAGAATTAGAACAACAAATTGCTAAAGATGAATTAACTATTCAAGAACAAAAGTCAAGTTGTCCTATTAATTGGGATAAACTAATTGATGCTATTGATAGTAAATCATTAAATGATAGAAAATTAAAGCAATTAAAAGAATTAGAAACTGAATTATTTAATGACTAATGACTAGAGATTATTATAAAGTATTATTAGTAGGACCATCAGGTAAAGGTAAAACTTATAGCTTCAGAGATATGGATCCTGAAACAGTAGGATTTATTAATGTGGAAAATAAACCATTACCTTTTAAAAATAAATTTAAATATCATGCTAGACCTGAAACAAGTACTGATGTTTTAAATACTATTAAAGAATACGCTAAAAATCCTCAAATTTTAGCTGTTGTTATTGATAGCTTTAGTGCTTATATGGATTTAGTTTTAACTGAAGCTAGAAATACTAAAAAAGGTTTTGACGTATGGAATATGTATGCTGAATATATTACTAAATTTAATTCTTATGTTAAGAAATGTGAAAAAGAAGTTTATATTACAGCTCATTATGAAATATTAGGAATTGAAGGTGCTTCTGAAAAGCGTGTAAAAGTTAAGGGTAAAGAATTTGAAGGAGTTGTAGAAAAAGATTATACTATTGTATTATATGCTGATAGTAAATTTGATGATAAAGGTAAAGCATCTTATTATTATTTATTAGCAGGTGAAGGATTATCAGCAAAATGCCCTCCGGATATTTTTGGTCCCGAAATTATAAAAATAGACAATAATGTTAAATTTATTGATGATAAAATTAAAGAATTTGTAAAATAAAAATAAAATAAATAAATGGAAGTAAAAGAACAACAATCAGTCGCAGAAGTAAAAAGATTTACAGGATTAATTCCTTACAGAGTAGTAGCTTTAAATCCTACATTAGATGAATTACACAAATTAGGAATGGATTATTTAACTCAAGAACCAGTTTATACAAATGATAAAGGTTTAAGATTAGATTTTATTTTAAGTAATCCTGAAGGTGTTACTTATGAAGGAGGTAATAGTGGGCCTTTAACTAATAAGTATAGTATTTTTATTGAAAATACCGATAGAACAGCTAGTACAGGTTCATTAAGAATTATTAATGATTTATTACAAGTTACTTGGAGTTCAGGAGGATTAGAAGGATTAATGGAAAATGCTAAAATGGAATGGTTTAGTAAAGGACATAATATTCGAGTAGCTAAAGTAGGAGAAGAAGAATTATTGGTATTATTTAGAGTTCTTTGTGGGTTATCTATGGGTTCTAAAGATACTCAAGCAGATGAAGTTAAATTTAATACTTCTTGGAATGATATTTTGAATGGTAAATTAGATGAATTAAGAGGATATATCAAACAAGCTTACACTAAAGGTAATGGTGTAATGTTTTTACAAGGTATTAAAGTTACTGATGGTGGTAAAGTTTACACAACTTTATATTCTGGACATATTCAAAGTTCTAGAAATAAAGGAACTAAAATGTTTGAAAAAGCATTATCTGATTATACACCTTCTAATTTTGATTATCAAGGAACTTTTAATGTTAAATTATATACTGGTACACCAA